GTCCTTTAATGAACGATATAGCGCCTGAATGTGCGGTTGAGCCTTTTTTAAGGCCCTTTCCGTCTGTTTCCAGCGCCTTTCAATGATTTCCTTATTGTCTAGTTCCTTTGGGAAATAAGTGCGATCCAGTGTCGCTTTAAGGTGTTTAAGTTTAACGTCATTCTGATAAAGCTTCATTGTCTAATCCTGCATCTGATAAGACTTTCATTCTTTCGATATTCTGTAACATATTGGCGTCTGCTTCCTGATTCATCTTTTCCTTTTCGGATAGATAGTCATAGCCCAGTTTTGATAAGATTGTCTGATTTGAAATAACACCGTTTAATTTGAGCATCTCATCGATCAGTTCAACATCGTTTGCTGGTAGATTCTTTGGAATATCGATCTGAATATCTCTGAAGTCAAAAGAAGTTCCCTTCTTCAGATTGATTCTGTTAAAGATAAGCTCCCATCTTCTTAAGTATGCTTTCTTTAATTGCGCCACGATGTTTTCCGTTGACATATTCATGATGTAAAACTTACGGTCAATCGCTGAGGCATTAAGATCGGCACTATTGAAAGCTAAGTCTGATGTATTAGGTATTCCAGCTAACTGAAACATCAGATCAATGTAGTTCTTAAGCATACTCTGCACTCCAGCTGCATCAACTGGTTTTGATAGCCATTCAACGTTGCCACCTTCACCAACGTATATCGCTCTGGCGTTGATCCATTGGTTATCCTCTTGAATTCTGGCAGGATTGATAATAGTGTTACCCTGTTCATCAGTTATGGTCATAGGATTTTGAGGCTGGTAGTTCGTTATTTTGAGCTTACAGTCTGAATCGTTGTATTGATAAGTGTTTCTGACGTTTTGCACTAACTGTTCATAGGCTTCGATAACATCTTCACACTTTTCAAAGATCGCATAGTCTGTTTCAACGGCGATGGCTGGAACATCTCCCCAGTTTGCATTGTTTCTGGCTTCTTCGATCTCTTGCGCATAATTGTCTGAGACGATGTAAGTTCTTGAACCGTTTACATCTGTAACCTCACATTTTTCTCTGACGCTTCCTGTCGCATCTTTTTCCTTCCAAACTCTTACCAAACCTGTAAGATTGGCTGGAATGTTATAGTCCCATGTTGCAACGGTCTGCAAAGGATCGTATTTGGCATAGACGATCTCATTTTCTTCTGATTCATAGATAACTTCATAGCATGATGTAAGCTCAAAGATATCATGAATAAGATCATAGTTTTCAGTCTGATCGTCATTGTAATTGGTGATGTATTCGATAAGGATCTCCATCGCTTTAGCATAGTTTTCGTCCTTGCGTTCCTTATCTAAGAGTGTTTCGATCAAGTGATTTTTTTCTTCATCCTTTGATGTATTCACGGTATAGCGTGGCGTTCCTGACGTGTAACCTGTCGCTAAGTCAACAATGAACTTTTCAAACGGCAGTTTTGTTTGCTTGTTTGGTTCCTTGTTGTCGTCACTGTTTGAATACATTAGTTTGGAATCGGATGCACCTCTGGAATACTTCTCATGCAATGCAACTCTTTTATTTAATATCGGTTTTATTCTGGCCACTAATTTTGGAATATCGCTTTCAGAATATTCCGTTATATCTGCAATCTGTAGCATTCTACCCTCCTTACATCAGTTTTCTTTGTGATAATACCCATGTATTTGAAATGGTGTAATCTTCGATCATATATCTCACTGCATCGATCGAATGATTGTCTCGATCTGGATATCTTGAAATAAAGTTACCGTTCTTGTCTATGTCATAGGCATAGCCCTTGAATTCTCTGGCGGTGTTAGGACAACGCTTCGGATCTATCACGATCTCCATCAGCTTCTGTAAAAACTTGATTCCGTATTCAATAGAATCAGGTCCCTTTTTGGCTGGCTTGATTCTTAAGCCCAACGATTTTAATTCAGCGTTGGATTTCGGTTCAGCGCTGTCTGATGTCACATAAGATAATCCAATCTTTTTCTCTTGTATCTCATCAAACAATTGTTTGTTTGATAGTCCGACTTTATATATTTCATTGAATAGATAAAGCTTTCTTCGTGTCTTGTCATAGTGTCCCTGAACATAGGCGACTGGATCCACCGCAAAACCATAATCAAGACCATCAAGGATGTTGTCAAAATGTTTTAATTCATCCTCGTTTATTTCTCTTAAGGTGATGTTGTCAAAGACTTGCCCGCCTGTTCCTGTCGCTTCACCCAAGTATTCATTGCGATAATATAATTCGTTTTGTTCCTTCAGGATCTGAGCTTCAATTAAAAAGTCTTCACTCAACCATTCTTTCGGTACGTCCAAATAGGTTGAATGATGCACCAAACGCCCTTCAACATTTAACATCCCTTCGGTATTCACCCAGTTTGAGACGATTTTTGGCGGATTGTATGAGTAAAACACTTTAATATTGTCTCCGCCTCTCATTAAAGACTGTTTAATTGAACGGATGTCTTCCATACCGTAAAACTCGTCCAATTCTTCAAACCAAATATATTTACAATAGCCTTTTCTGAACTTCGTTGATTTTACTTTTCGTGGATCATCACATCCTTTGAAAAGGATCTGCTGGCCTGTTGGCGTATATGTCATAACCATCGGATTGCGTGTAGCTTTCCAATAGTTCTGGACGCCCAGTATTTCCGTTGCCCATAACATTGTATTGAATACTGAACCTGCTACGGTGTTTTCAACCTTCCTCAATGCCATTGCATTAGAGAATATTCCGTTAGATGCGTCTATCATCATGTTCAATACTATGTCTATGGCAATAAAGGACGATTTCGTGCTGGAACGCCCGCCTTTCAGCCAGTATTCACGATGGCCGTTGTCGATCGTATCATCCAAAACATCCCAGAAACACGGTGCTATTGTCTCGTAAGCATTAATCATTTATCAGGCCTTTTTAAGACGATCTGCGGTGCTTCTTCGATGGCCACCTTATCGGTCGGTTTTTCTCCCATCGTGTCTCTGATAAGCTCGTATGCCTTCACGTTGCCTTTTAAGGCTTCCTGATACATCGCCACATTGATTGCGGTCTTGTTGTTCAGCTCTTCATCATTGAACCCCAGCGCCCTGATAAAATCCTTCGTCTGTTCGTCTCTGATCGGTAAAGACAAAAGCTTTTCCAGCGTCTCTTTCAATGTGCGTTCACGTCTTCGTGCTTCACCGCTGGCTTTTCCACCCTTTGATCCGATCCTGCGTGCTTCTTCCGTGCTTAGATTGCGGTTTTTGCCCATCATCGGTTCTAAGTTTTCTATGTTCGCCATGTCCTTACCTCCTTTCTTTTATTTCATCGGATGAGCATTATATTTCTGAAGTGTTTTGCCCTTCCAATAGTTCCTGTTTATCTCTGATGCTTTTTCGTATTCTTTTCTTTCTTCATCGGATCCGCTCATGCTTGTTCTGATTCTGATCTCATTGAGCATTCTTTCTTCGTCATCAGAATCCATTCCGTTTCTTGCTACAAAGGATTCGACCATTGACTGGAGATCTGAATTGCTCATGCCATAGTCTCCGTTGGCTGGATCATATTTGAAGTCGTTTATTTCCTTTACAGTCTCTTCAATGAAATCACGCATCTTTTTGACTTTCTGTAATGTTTGTGCTTCAAAGTCTATTTCTTCTTCGTGTTTTGCGGTTTTCTGTAAAGTTCCGTTAAATTTAGGCTGTTCTCCGTCCTTAATAAAGACGTGTGCGCCATGCACTGTTACCCATCTTCCGCCTTCGTTTGCCATATAATTCTCCTTAACGCAACAAAAAAGACAACCTTTCGATTGTCTTATTTGTCTTTCTTAGTCTTTTTCTTTGTTGGAGTCGACTGATTCCAGATTTCATTTGCCGTCTTTCTATTGATATTCATGAACGGCACATCATATTTGTTTCCTTTAGGTTTTTCTTTTTTCATGTTTTTCTCCTTTACCAACTATAACCTGTTGCATCTGTTGTCTTTGTTGACATCGTGATCGCTCTTCTATCCAATATTACATGATATCCTGAGGATCTGTCTGTAAGTACATTATAACCGTTATTTAACGCCCATACTGAAGGCAAATCTGAATAACTAAGGCTTTTATATATCTTGCCTATTTTTGATCCGCTTTTCGCTTCCTGCATCGCTCTGTTCATAGCGGTTGAATAGGAAACGGTTC